CCTTTGGATTATTTGAAATTACCTTACGAACAGCCTCGGCAAGAGCGCGTACATCTTCGTCTTTCATCTTCATAGCCATCGTGTCCTTCACGCCGGGGCGGGAGAACCGCTTGTTTGGATGACGCTTCGCGACCTGCTTATCTATCCAACGCTGCGCATCTTCGCGAGTGTTGAATCGTGCAGATTGAACACGCTCTCCCTTCCAAGCGAAATAAGCATTGAACTTGAACGATTTGTTGCTCAATCGTTCCTTGTCGATGCCATACTCGGCATCATTCGTTTCCTTATGAACGATGTTCTTCACTTCGTCCGTGTCGAACTCCGAGTTTCGGGCTGCGTAGAACTTGTTCTCAATCTGCTTCGGATTCATCTCTTACCTCTAAGTGGTAATAGCCGCCGACGGCTGGATTCGGGCCATCGTGGTCGATGTTAGCCTTTTTCAGTTTCTTCGCAACGAATTCAGCGATAGCCGGATCTTCAAACGACACGATCAACAGGTCATCGTGGTCGCAAACGGCACGCCATCCGCCCGATGGCAACATCTGCTTCTGTAGCAGATTGCCAAGTAGACGAGAACGACTCGCCTTCTGAACCTCGGCGTTGCCGAAGTAGAACTTGTCCTCGGCCTTTCGCGGCATCAGTGTCCAGCCTTCTTCAGCGCGATGATTTCACTCTGTAGTGCCTTTGCCTTGTCAATAAGCATTCGGTCGTTGCGACCCTGCCCGTACGCCAAAGCCTGCGACGCACGAATCTGCATCTGCTGAATGTTGCTTGGCGTGACACCGACCGACATGCGACGCAAGAAGTCGGATGCACGATCATCGGATGCGGCGAAGGTGTCGGGACGGCCTTCATCGTACCCGGCAACCCCCTTGACCTTCACATTCCTGTAGTACTGTTCGGATCGTTGGCGTTGCTTCGCTTTTTGCAGATTCTTTTCGTCAACGAACACGACCCCATCTTCGTGATAGGCATAGATGCCATCCATTTCAAGGAGATTTTTGAAACTCCGCGCGCGCTCTTTTGTGGACTCTCTTGGACCCCAATTGGCATCGAACCGCTCGGGCTGGCCGGGGCGGGAGAACCGCACCTTTGCCTCTTTCATCAACGATTCCAAGATATCCTTGATTCTTGTTGATGTATTCATATCAACTGAATTGGATGCCCTGCGAAGATAAGGAATCGCCTTGCTGACGAATCCATCATCAATCAGGGATTCGGCTTCTAGCAGTAGATGTTCGATTTCAGAATCCGTGGCTCTGGCGAACTTCTCGGGCTGGCCGGGGCGGGAGGCGGTCACCTTGCTCAGCACAAAGGGTGCGTTTCCAATCCACCTGTTGCCATCAAGTTGATAGTCAACGAATGTTCCCCACGGCGTGTCCTGCATTCTGATGTCGGTGACCTTGTAGGTCTGGCCTTTCTTCATGCCTTGCACGGAATCTTGCGCCACGACCTTATCGCCGACCTTGAATCGAGTACTTGCGGACATCTTGTCCTTCGCGCCGGGGCGGGAGGCCCGAAGTGTCTCCGCGTATCGCTTCAACTCATTCACGCTGCCATCCTTGACTTTTGTCGATGCTCTACCGGGTGCAGATCGATAAAGAGTTCCTCTGCCAGTTCTCTCATCTACCACAATCGAAAACTTTGTTCCATTGATGGTTGCTTCCCATCCCTCGGAAAAGTCTCCCCAGCCTTGCGAATGCGTCTGTGACCAATTAGCCATTCTTCACCTCCACATTCCAGTAGCGTCCGATGGCCTGCACCGGGCTTGTTGCGTTGTAGCCCTTCGTCGCCACGCGGCGACCGAAGTCGCGGGCCAGGTCCGCGTCCTCAAACGAGATAACGAGCGTGTCGCTGCCAGCCTGCACGGCCCGCCATCCGCCCTCGGGCATTACCTTCGCCGCGAGCAACTTGCCGAGCATGGGCGAAGTGCTGGCCTCCGCGAACGATCCGCGATCAAGGCTGGATGCGTCGAACTTCTCGGGCTGGCCGGGCTTGCTCCATCGAAGTACCTCGCCGCCCGCCCAATGCCAAACGGCCTGCGGGATTTCTTCCCGAATGATTGTGTCAAGACCACGAGCGCGAGACATTAGGCCACTTCGATCACCCGAAATTGCCGCGTCGAGAACCGCCTTTAGTCCCCAATAATCGTCGCTATCCAACCGTTCTCCCTTATCTGCTCGCTTCTTGTATTCCGCAACGACCCGCTTCAGTTGAGCGATGGCGGAAGCCGGTGGACGCGAGGCCGCACGGATCTGCTGCTGCTCCTTCGGCGAAGGGGCCGCAAACCGCTCGGGCTGGCCGGGGCGGGAGAATGACTTTCGCAAGAAACCATTCAGCAATGTGGCTGCTTCCGTGAATCCGCGTCTAGCAAACTCCTGCTGCAACGCAGTGATTTTCTGGCGGAGTTCCGGGTTTTGTGGCCCAACAGTCCACACTACCATTCTCCTCAAATCAAAACTCTCACGCATCAGGCGATCGTAATCCATCTTTTCGTACCCATAGCGATCAAACCGCTCGGGCTGGCCGGGGCGGGACATTGCAACCTTGTAATAGTCATTCGGCTTCGCCCCCCGTTGATTTGCGTTTAGCCAACCGACCGCCTCGCGGAATCGCATAGGTGCCGGAAGCCATATTTCCTTACCGGATGGATCGACAAAGATCCAAACAGTTGGCCCAACCGAGTCAATCTTTTGTCGCGTCGCCGATTCCCACCTTCTAATACTCTGTGGATCAATACGAAGAAACTTCTCGGGCTGGCCGGGGCGGGAGAACCGCTTGTTTGGATGACCCCTTGCGATCTGCCTATCTATCCAACGCTGTGCATCTTCGCGAGTCTTGAATCGTGCAGATAGAATACGCTCTCCAATCCAAGCGAAATAAGCATTGAACCTGATCCCGATGCGATGTCGTTCTTTGTCGATGCCATACTCGGCATCCTTCGTTTCCTTGTGAAGGATATTCTTCACATCGTCCGTGTCGAACTCCGAGTTTCGGGCTAAGTAGAACTTGTCCTCTGCCTTCATCGTTTGAATCCTGGGTCTGGGTACTCGCCTCGGTCGATGATCTGCTGCCGTCGTGCGTTATAGCGAGCCAACGCCCGCTGATCTAGAGTTCCGTCCCGCTTCACGAACCCCATGCTCTGGGCCTCGTCAAAGGTCACAGGCTCCAGCGAACCACGGCAATTGAACCCGTTAGGCGGCACAAGCCCCTGCCGGCGGAAGTCCTCCGCCGTTGCGATGTAACCATCCATCTGCCAGTGCGATCCGGGGTTTCTGCTCTTGCCCTTGGGACGGTAGACACCGCCAGGGGCACCACGGGTACGCCGGTCGTGAATCTCCACCAGCCGCAGCAGCGGTGCCCACCGAGCGACCGCCTCGCCGCTCATCGCGTCCACGGTGGCATCGTTGTACGCCGCCGCAACATTCGTGCGGTACACGGTTTCCGCTCGGGCGGAGGTCATCCCAACGATGCCCTCGACCTGCGCCCTCCGAATAAAGGAAGATAAACTTCCAGTTCGTAGACCCTTCGGCGTGGTCTTGGTTTCGATGGCACGGGCGATCAGGTCGCGTATGCGCTTGGCCTGGGCTGCCGTAGCGCCCTTGATGCGGAAGGTGCCACGCATGACATCCCGCAGCGCCTCCAGCCGCTTGGTGAGGTCACGGATGGCGCTTCGGCTCTCCGCACGGGCCAGCCGCTCGGCCAACCGCTCCGCCTCCCGCCGGATGCGTTGCACGGTCTGCCACGATCTGGGGATGCGGGTTCGGAACTTCCGTACGGCCTCCCACCATGTCCCCACCGTGAACGCCGGCCTAGCCGATGCGAATGTCTCCGGCCTGTCCTCGGGCCAGTCTGCGGCCTCCCATTCGGCCCCCTGCCGCTTGGCCGCCGCGTGGGCCTGTGCCTGCCCGGCTAGGGCTGCGAGCGTCAGGACGCGGCCTAGAGCCTCCCCGTAGCGTTCCCACGCTTCCTCCGCGTCCTCGGGTTCCTCGCGTACCTGAGCCGCGAGCGCGGCCCTGTACCAGCGGCCCGCCTCCGCGATGCCCTGCCGGTAGATGCGTTCTATCTCGGTCACTTGCGGCGGGTCTTACGCTTGGCCTTGCGCTTGGGCTTGGCCGCCTTCGTCTTACGGCCCTTCTTCGCGTGCAGTTCGCCCCGCCGCTTCATTGACAGGGCGATAGCCACGGCTTGGTCCTGCGGGTAGCCCTCGTCGCGTAACAGGCTGATCTTCCGGCTCACGGCATCGTCATCCGCCGCGTTCTCGTCCTTCCCCTCGGCCTTGTCCAGAGCGTCCACCTTCCGCTTCGCCCATGACTTGCCAGCGTCGCCGCCCCAGAGCAGCCATGCGATGTAGCCGGCGGAATCCTCTCCCCATCCCTCGCCCTGCTTATCCACCTCGTGCCGTGCGAAATACGAGTGCATTCTTCTTACAGTCGATGGAGATAGCGTCTTGCGGTTCGACAAATCGCGGGCACGGGCAACGCCTACCTCGGTGCCGCCTCGGCCATGCTTCCGCCGCAGATCCAGACCACGCTCCGCAGCCGAAGCCATCTCCGCCGTGGGGGTTAGGTCGATGTCCGACAGGGCGAATCTGTCCTTCCCAAACTGCTGGATTTCGTCAGATCCGGCTTCCCCAGACGGCCCGATGTCCTCGCCCATCGGACGGACATCCATCGGCGGCATCCCTCCCTCCGCCGGTGCCTGCAACACAACCTCATCGTCCTCCGGCTCCGCGAGGCCCAACACCTTCCGGGCCTCACGCTCCGACACCCGGCCACCCAACTTCGTGAACGCCTCAATGGCCTTCATGTATTCGTCGGGATTCGGCTTGCTCACGCTGAACGAGAACTGCGGCGGCACGCCCTCATCCCCGAAGTTCATGCGGTACAGCGGCGTAACCACCTCGCGGGTCATCGTTTCCGCGAGAGCGTTCGCTACATAGGTCATCTGCCGATTGAGCGTCTGCGCGTGCTGGTCGCCAATGCTGCTACCAAGCCCAGTAGACACCGCCTGGCTCGTCCCCGTCTGGCCAAGGATCACTTCCTTGATGTTCTCCGTGAGATACTCCACCATCTTTGCGAACGCCTCGGCGTTGCCGCCGTTCGGCTCCATGATCGACAGGCCATAGCCCGCGTCCGTGCCGTCTGCGTTCTTGGGAATCAACACGGAAACATCGCCAAGCAAGTTCTGCATGGCGGTTTCCATGTCGGCCTTGGCCTGCTCATTGCCTACCGGGTAGTTGCCTACGCGGATGCCGGCGGAATACCGCTCAATGTAGGTGGCCCAGTTCTGGAGCGCGGCCTGCTTGAGCGACCAGTAGTACCAGCACAGGTCACGCATGCCCCGGCCCAGATAGGCGTTCTCAGCCTCGTATGGATCATCGAAGTCCACGCCCTGGGGCTGGTAGGTGTGCAATGCGATGGTGGCACGCTGCTGGTCATCCAGCGGCAGGACGCGAGCATCCCAACCGATCACAGTTCCATTGATCTTGTCCGTGTCCGGTGCCGCGCCGCCGATGGTTTGCGTGTAGTACCTCGGGCCAACCTTCATCCCCAACTGACCGAGTTCGGTCATGGTGAGGCTGTCGCCGTGGATCGGAAGCCAGTCCCGGATATACACGACATCATCGGTCTTGCCGAACACCATGTTCACCGCCGACCGCCCGTACCACAGGGCATCAAGCAGGTGCCGCATGAAGTCCGTAAGCCGCGGGGTGGACTTCAGGATCTTCTCCACGAACGCGGCCTGCTCCACGGAATCCTCGTCCTGCATGAAGTCCGCAGGAGCCTGGACCGCCCATTCGCTGCACGCCACCGAGAGTTGCAGCATGAGCAGCGGACCCATGATGTCCGGGTCGTACCGCATCTGCCGCTGTAGCCGTCGATCCGACCGGAACGCGAGCGACCCCTGCCGCAGGATCTTGTTGACGCTCAGGTAGTACGAGCGCTGCATCTCCACCGGCGTAACCAGGGGCTGCCAGACAGGCCGCAGCGTCATCTGGTCGCCGCCTTGCGTATCTGCCGCTGCCTGCTTGGTTTCGTCGCTCATGGAGTCCTTCCGTATAGCCGCCACAGTTTGTCCCGCGTGTCCCGTACCGTTGCGGGCTTCGATTTGGGATCATATCGGCGGGTGCGGGCATGCTCTAGAAGATCGACCACCGCGTCCACGGAGTCATCATGCTCGGCGGCAGGGAATGCGATCATCTCATCACGGATTGGCTGCATGGCCGCTTCCAGCCCGCCCTCCGGTCTGCACCGCAGACGGAGTTTCGACTGTTCCACCGCGGGCTGCGCCTCGCTCGCACGGGTGATTTTGTCTTTCGTGCGGGACAGGCGATTGACGGGGATGCGTGTGCTGGCGGCCAACTGCTGGCACAAGCCCGCCTGCGGGCCGTTGCCTTCGGCCAGAATCAAGGCCACGCCTAGCCGCTCGCATGTCTCCACCGCACGCCGCAGGAAGTCAGGGAAGGTCGCCTGCATGCGGATGCAGTCCTCGACCCATACCCGGCCCTGCGAGTCCAAGCACCCGATCAGGCACACGCTGTAGTCGCCCTTCGGGCCTGCCTTTGCGGTGAATGCCCAGTCAATCGCCGCAACTATCTGCCCATTGTTCCGGGCCTCCGGTGGGATGTCCCCGGTGTAGTAGCCGGCCTCGAGCCATTCGGGCCGGAAGATCAGGCTCTCGCTCGAGATAGGCACGAGTTCATACGCTCGGGCATACGCTAGCGGCCCCATTTCGCGGCGCTGCTCATCCAGCCGATCCGGGGTCCACACCTCCGGCCACGGGCTGATATTGCCCACGCACGGCTTCCAGAACAGGCGATCCGCCTCCAGGGCTGAACGCTTCCAGTCCGCGGTCAGGTCATCCGTGTGGTACGGGGTGAAGAATCGCCATGTACGCGGGGTGCCGTCTGCGAAGGCCCGCATGGGCAGCCAGTTGTTGTACCAGGCCTCCTTCACCTTCTGCCGCTCGGCGGGAACGAGGATGGAGTTCCGCAGGTCGCAAACATCGTCTGCCACCAGCAGATCCGCACGCCCGCCGGCCCGACCGAATACGCCGGATGCCCGTAGCGTCGCGTCCCTGCTGGCCTTGGGACGCTTGACGATGAGGCTGGTCGCGGATGTCGATTCCAAGTGGATGTCTGGGAAGATCAGTTTGTATACCGGCGTTTGCATGATCGCCGTAACGAACCGCACCTGCTCGCTGGCCTTCTCGTCCGTCTGGGCGATGTGCCAGATGCGGATGGATGGGTTCCGCCCGATTTCCCATGCGTACCGCAGGCCGGCCTGCACGCTCTTTCCGTGGCCTCGCGGCATGCCGACCGTGGCATCGTCGGTATTGAGATACGCCTGAAGTTCGGCGTGTACCTCGGCCTGGTCGTACCGCATCAACTCCGCGAATGTGTCCGGGTCTTGCGATGCCGCATCCAGCACCGCCGCCGTGCTGTCATCCTGCATTGCCTAGCCGCCTGCGGATGATTTCCTGGGCGCGTGCCCGAATCTCCGGCGTTATGACGATTCGCTCGGTCGCGTCGCCGCCCTCCAGCCGCTCCATCTTGTCTAGGGCGATGGCCGCGTTCACCTTGTCGCGTGCCATTGAGGCCAGCACCTCGGCGGCCCGCAGTCGATCCCGCGGGCTGCTGCTATCGTCGGCCATGATGCGGGCACAGATGGCCGGGGCGGCCCGGTAGACGGATTCGGGTATTTGCCACCCATCGTCCACCGCTCGCTTCAGCAGGGCCAGGCTTGACCGCACCCGCTTCTCGTCCACGAGGGACGGCGGGGTGTCTGGCTTCACCTCCAGCGGTGCGATGGGTTCGACTGGCCGCGATCCGTCACCCACGCTGCGCCTTCTTGCCAGTGAGCGTTTCCCACCGCTTGACGATGACATCGCAGTAAGCGGGGCTGATTTCCATGCCGTAGCACTTGCGGCCTAGTTGCTCGGCGGCAATGAGGGTGGTGCCGGAGCCGAGGAACGGGTCGTAAGCAAGTCCTTGAGGCGCGGTACTGTTGCCCATCAAGTAGGCGAACAAGGCAATGGGCTTCATCGTCGGGTGCTGCTCGCTTCGGCTTGGGCGTTCAAACTCAAGCACGGTGGTTTGCTTGCGGTCGCTGTACCATCCGTGACTTGCCCCCTTCTTCCAGCCATACAGGCAAGGCTCGTGCTTCCATTGGTAGTCCTGTCGCCCCATCACCATAACATTCTTGTTCCAGATCAGGCACTGGCGAACCTCCTCGCCGCAGTCGTGAACTGCACCGCGGAAGTTGTAGCCCTCACTATCTGCATGCCAAATGTAGAACGATGCTCCGGGCTTCATGACTTCAAACGCAACACCGAAAGCCAAGGTAAGGAACTTTCTGAAGTCAGAATCCAACATTCGGTCGTTGGCAACCTTCAAAGCATCTTTTGTTTTGCCCGTGTAGTCAACATTATATGGCGGGTCGGTCAGCCACATGTCGGCTCGCTTGCCGTCCATCAGCCTCTCCACATCCTCGACCTTCGTGCTGTCTCCGCAGAGCAAGCGATGATCGCCTAGCAGCCACAGGTCGCCCGGCTTCGTGATCGGCTCCGCTGGAGCCTCCGGCACCTCGTCCTCTTGCACCTCGACCGTCGCCTCGGCCAGTTTCGCAATCTCCGCATCCGTGAAGCCAGAAGCCGCAGCCAGGTCCGCGTCCTCAATCTGCAACGCGGCCAACTGCTGCGCCAATGCGTCATCGTCCCACTCGGCCAGTTCCGCCGTCCGGTTATCTGCAATCGCGTAGGCCGTCGCCTCGCTGCCCTTCAGGTTCGACCGGACGATATTGATACTCGGCCATCCCAACGCC